TCATTAGACACACAAAGAAAAATAATTAGAGACTTACGCTCGGCTGTGCTGTCATCTTCTACAGTACTTGCTGAAGACCCAACTGCGGAAAGAGTTAACTTGTTGTATGGTACTGAGACTACAGATTCTTTAGCGCTTAGATTAGACTCATACAAAGAAAGAAACCCTGGTAATTACTTCTTAGAAAGACTTCACACAAAAGTTAACTTAAACGGAAAGGGCCCAGACTACGTAGAGTACGTAAATGCTACAGCAGTTCGTATGGATGAGGAACTAAATGTTTCAGACTTTATGAAACTAATAAACTCTGAAGATCCTGAAGCAAAAGAATTAGGTGATGACTTGGTAAAGTACGCTTTACTTTTAACTCCGCAAGCAGGACCAAAATCTTTTATTAGCAAAGTACCTGCAGCTGTTTTATTAGGTACTAGATTCTCTGCTGAGATGAGAAATAGTACTCAGCAAATGGTAGATAGTGTAGAAGTATCAAGTGGCTTTATTGCTCAGTTGTATCAACACAACCCTGATTTAGCTATGGAAGTTTCTGAAGAAGTAGTAAAAGCTAACAATCCTTTGTACAACATTGCAGACAGAACTTATCCTGAAGTACTTGAAGTAGATAGGACTAATACTAACTTAGAATTAGCTGACGGGTTTACTCCTTATATAAGATACTATGATAAAACAGAAGGTAAGGTAATTTTATACAAGTTGTTTTCTCAAAGCGACAAAGTAATCTACCAACGTATTGATATTCTAGGGGACAAGAATAGTGTAGAGTACGATTTGACAGTGTCAGGAAATAACTCTTCTATCTTTGTAAAGAACAAAGCCGGTTATAAGTTTGGAGCGGAAGACGCAAACATTAAACTTGCTACAGATGTAGAGAGAAACATTTCATTGGCAGCTGATGAAGACAATGCATACACTCGTTGGGGTATACAACCAGACGGTGGTTTAGAGAACGTAAACTTTATGTTGACTCAGTTAACTAATGACCCTGCTGTTCCTACGTTTTTGAGAACTGTAGCTAATGTTTTAAGCAAGCAAGAAGGTAATGACCAAGAGGAAAATATGTTTAGGGCGTTAGGTATTGATAGAGAGTTAAAAATTAAAACTACTTTAGAAAATCAAGGGGCTGCTGGTCAATATTCTATTACTAACACTAAAACTACTTTAACTTTACAACGCCAATCAGATGTAGGAAAAGCAGCAACTGTATTAGTTCATGAAGTTATACACCAAAAGACTTCATTGTTTACTGCTTTACTTGGATGGGGAAAAAGTCTAAAAGCAGAGCAAATAGCTGAGTATAGAAAACAATATCCAGAACTTTACAAAAAGTTTACAAGACTAGATGCTTTAAGATATGAAGCTTTAAAAGCTTTTGAAAAAGACTTAGAATTAAATGGCTTGACATTAGCATCAGTTGCGGCAATGATAGGCGAGACTAATATGCCAAGTGGTACTATTTATAAAATAGCATACGCTCTAAGCGATTTAAATGAGTTTATTGCGCACATACAAACTGATCCAGATGTTATGAAGTTTTTAAACTCTGTAGAATCTACATCAGCTAGAACTTTTTTAGAAAGAGTATTAGATAGTTTCTTAGAATTGATTCAAGATGTAATGAATGCAATAGGTGGCATTAATGAGAAGTCTATTTTAAGAGAGGCCTTAAGCTTAGCGTATAATGTAACTAATCAAACAGAATCAGAATTTTTACTGATTGAAAATAATTCAGTCAGTCCACAGACAGTAAATTTCAGTACTGAGTCAAACGCTTTAAACGTCCAACAAGTAGTAGAAGGTATATACAGAAAACAAACATCTTTAACCACTGACGGATTAGGACATCAATTAAACATCTCAAAACAAAGTAAAGCTACTAAACCTAGTGTTGAACTTCAGAAAGTACTAGATAAAATCCAAGTACAGATGAAAACTTTAGATGGAGTGTTGTCTTCTCCTGTACGTTCAGAAGAGGATAAACTTAGACGTAACAGAGCTTTAAGATTGTTTAATGAGATTCAAGATGACTACAACCATTTGACTACAACAAAAGACTTTATGGAGTTGTCAGAAGTTGCAGACAAACAATTAGAATGGGTTAAACTTACCTTAAGTAAACCAACTAATCACGTACAAGAAATCATTATGGCTACAAGTATTTTAGATACTTGGGGTAACGTTATGGATTTGTACGAAGAAAACTTTACTTTAGTTAATCCTAACTTCCAAGAAGTTGTAAAGAATATTCAAAATAGTTCTGCACTTTTAATGGGTTCATTAAAGAAAAGTACTTTAGATACTTTGATTGCAGTTGGAGCAAGTAAAGGAATGACTATTACTAGAGCTGACTTAGGATCTAATATAAAAGAGTTGAATGTTTTAGAACAACAAGCTATTGCACTTTCTAGAGATACTAATAAAGTATCGCAACTTGTGGCTTTAGTAGGTCAGAATGCAGCAAACAATGCGCAGGAAGAGCAAACAATGTTAAGAAACAAAATGAATAACGTATTAACTCTTTTAGGAAACGACAAAGCAACTTATGCTAAGTTTATTCAAGAGAATGATACAGAATCTGCTTTTGGTTTAGTACAAGAACTACATCCTGATTGGTACTCTGAAGTAGCATCTGCAGGTAAAAAGTTAAACGATTCTTTGTGGTCTTTAGATGCTAGAGCTTCTTTGACTGCTAAAGATGCAGCTATAAGAAAAAGAGCCATTGCAGCTAGGAAGAAAGCGTTAAAAGCTTTCTGGTCTACAATGAATAAAGTAGGTAAGGTAGTTGACTACACTAAGTTGTTTTCAATGGAGGGTAATTTATTAACTACTCCTGAAGCTATTGCTGAGTATGATGCCTTGGTAGCTTTCACAGGAAGTAAATCTGTAGTTGACAAAATAATCCAAGATGCTCAAAACAATGTTAAGAAATACTACGAAGAGTACTTAGATAACATGGCTTCTATAGAAGTCAATACAAAACTTACTCCAGAAGATAACTTAAAAGTAGTCGCATCTTTAACTGCTGAGGAGAAGTTACTTGACCCATTAGAACAGTTAAAAGTAATTAAACAAAGAACTGAGTTAATGTTAGCTGAGCGAATTGACTATAGAAAAAGAACTTGGATTTCTAGAAATTCTCCGTTTGAGTTTATGGCAACAGCTAACCCTAAAGCAAGTGATGCAAAGTTTAGTCACTCAGGTAGATTTAGACCTTCTTTTGTACCTAAAGCAGGTGATAAAATGTTTGATAAGAAGTACAAAGAGATAATGGCGGATCCTAAATTAAAAGAAGCTTACGAAATCTTTGTCGATCTTTCAAAACTTTACAGATCTTATTTACCTCCTAAGGTTAGTTCTAAACTACACGACAACTTCTTACCTGTAATTAACATCCAAGACGTTGCATCAATGTACAAAATGATTGGTGAGTTAGGTTGGTCTAAAGTAGGTCAAGTATTTTTAAACAGCTTTACTGTAAATAAATCTGATGTAGATAGAAAGTACAAAGAAGAAATTCCACTTAAGTTTACAGGAAGTGCACCTAGAGATCCGTTGACTGGTAAAGTAGACTTTACTAAAGTAAGTATTGACTTACCTAGAATATTTGAGATGTTTGGAAACATTGCAATACATTACCGTCACATGTATCCTGCAAAAGAGTTTATTGACTTGGCTCAAATAGTAATAAAAAATGAAAGTAAAAAACGTCAGACTAGTAGAGAAGGAAGTTTGTACAACTTAGAAGAGTTACTTAAATTCTACAAAGACACTTTAGTTTACAAAAAACCTTTAGCAGTTGGAGGTGTAGCAAGTGAAGCTATCTATTCTCTTAATCCTAAAGAAAACAAAAGAATTAAAGAAAGAGTATTTAACCTTAATCAAGAACTAAAAGAACTTGAAGCAGAAGAGCAAATTAATCCAAACGTACTTTTAGATGATGAACACGCTGCTAAAAAGAAAGCTATTACAGATGAGTTAGAGTTTATAAATTCTACCGCTAAGTATGCATCTATTACTAAAGCAGGAGATACTTTAATTGGAATCAACCAATTAAAAGCTATGTCATACAATCCATTCTCAGCTGTGAGTAACTTCTCTTTTGGTTACTTGTCTGGATTTATTCATGCAAGAGGATTTAGAGCGGAAGACAAAGAGACTGGTGAAACATCTGGAGATTACACTGCAGCTCAACTAAGAACTGCTTATGGTTTAATGAAAGGTAATATTGCACGTTCTTGGGGTAGTATGTTTAACTTATCAGGTAGTGATACTGCTTTAAAATGTAAAGCAATTATAGAAAGAATAGGTTCAATTGAAGCTTTAACAGACACTACTTACGGTAAAACAAACTTAGAAAACTTCCAAAAGAAAGGATGGCAGAAAACTCTAGACCCATTTGCTTGGCAAAAGTCTGGTGATTTCTTAACAAAAGGAGCAGTAATGATTGCTATGACTTTAAACAAACATGTAGAAGTAACTGAGAACGGAGTAACAAAACGTATACCTTTATTTGATGCCTTAAATATTGATGCTAAATGGGATACTGAAAAATATGGTGAGAACGAAACATGGCAATCAGACAAAGACATTGATAACCAAGTAGAGTGGAATAAGTTCCGTAACAAAGTACGTAAAGTAAGTATATTAATCTTTGGTAACCAAGATAGAAACTCTCCTTTAATGGCTCGTCAAAAACTTATTGGTAGATTACTTAGTCAGTTCCGTTTAAGTTGGATACCAGAAGGTTTCAACACTAGATGGGGTAAAGAGTACGAAGATGCTGAGTTAGGTAGAACTGTTAGTGGACGTTATAGAACTATGTTTAACATGAAAGGTTTTGGAATTCCAACACTTATCAGACAAGTCTTAAGTACTTTTAATGGGTCAGATGCTTTTGAAGGTGTAGAAACTAAGCAATGGGAAATAATTAACGGTGAAAAACGTCAAGTTTGGAAAACAATCCAAGCTCATGAGAAAGAAAACATGAGACGTAACCTTGCTGGTATGACTTATACTGCAGCAGTACTTGCTACACTAGCTATTCTTAGAGCTACTCTACCTGATGAGGAAGAATTAAGACGTAGAAAAAGATTAGGATTATCAACAAATACTGCACAAAGAATGGCAATTAACATGTTGTACCGTATCCAACAAGATTTACAGTTCTACTCTAATCCTTTTGTAATGGATCAAGTATTAGCCAGTCCTATACCAGCTTGGAATGTACTAAAAGACTTTATGAATATCTATCAAGTAGCAGGAATTTTACAAGGTGAAGACAAGGATAGATACGAAAGAGCTATAAAGAAAATTACAAAAGCTTTCCCTTACCTAAACTTGTATAATAAAATAGAATTTATGACAAGTAGAGATATTAGTGCAGCAGTAAGATAGCAGTACAGTAAAGGATTTCAAATTTCACGACATAGTACTTTTTGCTTACCTTTGGGGTTAAAGTAAAAGTACTATGTCATTTATCCCTAAAATAAGCATTACAGAAATTCCTAAAACTGCTAGTAGTTTAAAAATTTCTGATGTAACAGGTGTATATCCTGCAGACCAGACAGGTTACGAACAAGTATCTGGTGTTTTACCAGATGGTCCAACTGATTGGGCTACTAAAATAGTTACCATTCAACTTTTAGGAAGTACTCCTAGTCAAGTATTATTTGTTCCAGATGCAGATAAGTCTGAACCTGAAGGAACATTAAACTATACATTTCAAGACGGTGTTCATTTAGTTACGCAGTATTTTTCAAAACAAATACCTCTTTCGTACTCTTTGAATGCAGGAAAAACTGTTTTAACTAAGACAGATAATACTCCATGGATAGATCCACTTGGGTTATTAGATGGTGTATATGCTTTGCAATGGGTTACTTTTGGAGGTTTACCAATAAACACAAGTGGTTTTAGTAAGATCATTAGTATTACTGATACTGAAATTACTCTTGATAAAGAACTTACAGGCGCTACTAATAATGCTGCTTTGTTTATTTTCTATAAAGTAACTAAAAACGTTTTAATTCTAAATCAAGGAGAGAGTCAATTGCTTTCAGATATTGGTGACATGTCTTTAACTGCTTTAAAAGCTAATGGTTGTAACTCTGAAACTACTTCAGAACTATTTAATAGAGTACTATTAAAGACAGCAGCTCAGATAGCTTTTAGTTGTGGAAACTATTCTAAAGCTCATGATGCTGCTTTATTACTTGCACAATCTTCTCAAACCTCAAATTGCTCATCCTGTGCTTAAAGTATACGAAACATCTAATCTTTCAGGTAGTATTTTAACTCCTGAGATCTGTAAAGCAGTTACAGGTGCTAAGTCTGTATTAACTGATTTAGTACTTGATGATGCTTTGAAAGAACTTTACGCTTTGCAAAATAGTACTTGTTCAAAACAAAGTCCTACAAAACTACATTGTTTGTACATGTACTTATACGCTATTGATAGTTGGGAAAATGAAGGAACAAATTACTTAAATGAAAAACAATTAATATCTTTACTGTCAAATGTAGAGCAAATCTCTAAATCTTGTTGTAATGGCTAATACATGTAACTCTTGTGGTGGGAACCTTAATAATATCTTTAGTTTGGCTGGTACTAGTTCAGACAATTGCTCTTGTAACGTAGGTGCTTTAGTACCTATAACTTCTGGTGGTTCGTCTGGAGAATGTTGTGTAGAATCAGTAAATGGGCAAACAGGTGTTGTAATCTTAGACATTAATGACATTGACTTACTTGGTAATCAATTCTTTTCTGCTGCTTTAGTTTATGCAGCTTTGTCAGGAACTACACCAATAGCATTTAATTCTTCTACAGGAAATATATCTCATGTTAACTCAGGTGTAACGGCCGGAACTTATGGTAATAGTAGTGTATATCCAATTGTAACTGTTGATGCTAAAGGACATGTAACAAACGTACAAACTCAAGCTTTACCAAATCTGACTTTATCTACAAGTCTTACAAACTTAGGTGCACTTTCTGGTACAGGTTATCCAGTACTTACAGGAGTTAATACTTGGGCACTTAGAAATATTATTGGTACTTCAGGTAGAATTGCAGTAACAAATCAAAACGGAGTAGCAGGAAACACACAAGTGGATTTAGCTGCTTCTGGAGTTACTGCAGGTACTTATGGTGGAGGCTCAAGTTATCCTGTAATTCAAGTAGACTCTTATGGTAGAATTACATCAGCTACTTCGCAATCATTGTCACCTGTTGTTATACCTGCACATACACACTCTTTAGGTTCTTTAAGTAACGTAGACATTCTTGTTGACACTACAGCTATTTTAGATGATGTATTAACTTGGAATGGCACTAAATGGATAAGTGCAGCACTTCCTACACCTCCTGCAGGTTTACTTTATGAAGGTACTCAACCTGTAATTACAAATGGATGGGCGCCTTGTAAAAGTATAGATGACATAGATGTACCTAATTTATGGGGAGATTTGTCAGTTATACTTAAACTCGAAGACAGTTTAACTAATTCTGTAACTCATTTAAACTTTATGCTGTATAAACCTTTGTCATCTTTTACAGCTTTTGCTACTCTTACAAATACAATTTATTATAGCTTAGATGAAGTAGGTAGTCTTCCTTATCCTTATTGGCCTGTACATAAAACTATTATACCTTTAGGAAGTAATTGGATTAGTGGACCAATGTTTGGGAAAGCAGGTTCTCAAAACGATCCTATTTATGAATTTACCGGCACACAATTAGGGATTAAAATGAATTTAATTATTCATCAAGATGGAGTAATGCAAATGGGAATGGAAATTCCAGATGATCATAGATTTGCCAGAGACGGAGATGTTGATATTATTCTATGCCCAGTAGTAGGCTCTTTTTTGACACAACAAATTACTACATAATGATACATAAATTTTTAACTTTTTTCACAACTTTAGATTATAAAACTGACGACGTATCCGCTTTCTCTGGTGGTTTTATACTATCTTTACTTACTTGGGCACATATAAACCCTACAGAAGTTATAGGTAAGCTAGTAATGACGTTTGTTGTTGGATTAATTGGAGGTATAGGAGGTATTACTGCTAGAGTTCTTTGCAAAAATATAACTACTTTATTTATAAAATGGAAACAAAAAAACTCTCAACAATAGCAGAAGGTTGGTACAACTATTTACAAGGTAGTGAGTACACTAAAGAACTTATGGCTAATAGACTAGAACATTGTGATCTTTGTCCGTACAAAAAACAAATGACGGGTATTGGTAAAGTTTTAACTAATGCGTTAAACATGCAAGAAAATACTTTCTTTTGTTCTAAATGTAACTGTCCATTAGGTTCTAAAACAGCAGCTACAAAGGAAAGTTGCCCAATTGGAAAGTGGGGTATTGCTGGAACCGAAAGTATGTACTAACTTTGAACCATGAAACATATACTTTTTATTGTTAGCATACTCTTTTTATTTAGTTGTAACACACTGCATAAAGCACAAACTCGCTTACTAAAAGTAGAAGCAAGACATCCTGAACTACTTACAAAGTACTGTGCAGACAAATACCCAAATGTGGAAAACACTACTACAAAAGTAGAGTATGTAACGTCTATAGATACTTTTTATACAGAACCTATCTTAGTAGACTGTGACTCTATTGTACGTGACACAGTAGTAAAAAGTAAATTAGTTTTAATAAAATGCCCACCTTCTTACTTTAAACACGACACTATACGTAAAGAAGTTGTTGTAACTAAATGGAATACAGCCTTAGTTAAAGTACTAGGAGACAGTTTAAGCAAAGAAAAAGAAAGAACTGTTGGTATTTTACAGACACTGAATAAGACACAAAATAGCCTACAAAAGTACAAGATTGGAGCAATGATTCTAGTTTTCTTAGTACTTCTATTTTTTATTCTTAAAACTGTTCTAAAATGGAAAAACCCATTAAAGTAATAACCTCTATCGGACCAGAAGGGTTAGAACTAATCAAACAAAAAGAAGGCTTTAAAGCCAATCCTTATTTATGCCCAGCTAGAGTAGCAACTATAGGCTATGGTGCAACGTACTATCCTAAAAACTACAGTGTTGTAGCATTAAGAGGTAAGAGAGTAACGTTAAATGATCCTGCAATTTCAGAAGAAACAGCATGTGTTTTACTTAAAACTATGTTGAAATCTTATGAGCAAGGAGTAAACAGCTTTACTAGAGATGACATTAATCAAAATCAGTTTGATGCTTTAACTTCTTTTGCGTACAACTTAGGTACTGGAGCATTAAAAGGCTCTAACTTACTTAAGAAAGTAAACAAAAACCCTAATGACCCTTCTATTAGAGAAGAGTTTTTAAAGTGGGTTTACGCTAATGGTAAACTTCTTAAAGGATTACAAGTAAGAAGAGTACAAGAAGCTAATCTGTACTTTAAAAAATAAAAGGCTTTATAAAAAGAAAAGGACTCAGCCAATCAACTGAGTCCTTATTGTTTTATTTAGGTAATAAATTTACTTCTAAAAAAGTGTCTGTAGGTTTGGACAATAATTCTGTCTCTTCTCCTACATCCAAGTCTAAAAATTCATCCCACAATTCTTTTAGTAAAGGAGATTTATCTAAAGCTAAAAGCCTTATGTCAGTACGAGAAGTTAATCCTACTACTGTTCTGTACATTAAACCACTATTAGTTCTGATAATAGTCTTAGCTCTATTAGAGAACTGACTATATTTTCCTTCTACGAACTTTTCTACATCATTTTTAAAATTGGGATTAATACTAAATTCTAAGTACACTTTGTTGTTTTCATCTGTGAATTCTGTATACTTTGGAATCGAACCTTGTACTAAGATAGAGTCAAAGACTTCTACATAGATACTAGTCAAATCTTTCTTTAAGTAAGTGTCTATAAAGTTAAGATCACCACCAAACTTTGATTTAGATACTCCCGCTAAAGGTAGTATAAAATAAGTACAAAGATTATGTTCGTTTAATTGTGACACCATTTGATTAAAATCCATACTTTAAATTTGCCTTATGCTATCATGGCATTATTTGAAAACTTTCGGGGTTAGAAAATACGCCAATCGAATGGAGAAATGTAATCTCTTCTTTGTAAGTTTCCCAGTAAGGATGAGAAGGCATAAGCATTTTAACTGTATTAAAAGTTTGATCGTAGATTATACTACCATAATACTCCCCAAAGTACTTAGTGTATTGTTCTTTAACTAGAAAATGAAGTTCCATGTCAAAGCAATCTGAGTCTGGTAAAACTTTTGAAAATAGTTCTGATACCTTTTTAGGCCCTAGTCCTGGTATTCCTTTTATATTGTCGGCGTCATCACCGCATAACATTTGAGTCCAAAAATTTACAGAAGCTTCATAAGAAGAGACTACTTTAATACCTTCAGTAGGTTTCTTGTAGTCAAAATGTAATCCTGCAATTTGTTTCATGTCTTTGTCTGGTGAGCAGATAATAACTTCTTCCGTTGTGTGTAAAACAGAAGCTGCTGAAACAATATCATCCGCTTCTAAATCTTTTGGAATTACAAACCCATACTTCTCTATAAAGTAATTCTTAATTGTACTTTCCCATTGAGTAACCCAGTCTGGTTTAACACCTCTGGTACCTTTGTAAGGAGCATACAAATATTCTTTATCTCTAAAGCTAATTTTAGGTGAGAAACTTCCAAAATGATGTGTCGCTTGACTACCTTCCATAATCATTTTATACATAGAATCACAAGATTCAAGTACTAAAGATTCTGAGGATTCTTTGTGATTGTAAGCAATTATGTAGACAATACTGTCTGCATCAATTAAAGCGAGTCTTGACATGTTAAAGTTTGTTGTGTTAATAAAAGTTTGTTTTCTTTTTTTAATTCTTCCAATTGTTTAACCATTTGAAAAAAGTCATGTTGATACATAAAAGCATATCTTTCTTTCACTAAAAACTTACTACCTGTCTTCGCTTTTTCTGTTTTCTTATGAAGCACTACGTTAATTAGTCCCGGAGTTACCGGAATTTCTCCTAGAATTTTTTGATAAGGTATTGTACCCACCATACATTTAGCTTGTACATTGTAAGGAAGTCTGCCTTGTATTGACTCATCAGTATTAGCTAGATCAATCTTTTGTGCGTCTCTTGTTCTGTTACAAGCTCTCGATGTGGCTACATCTGCAAATCCAATTTCTTTAAAAATGGTTACTAATTCTCTTTCGTAAGAATGGCCAACTGCTGTATTTCTTGGTTTACTCATGTGTAGTTTTAAAAACAAAGGTACAAAGTTTCCCGTGTACCTTTAATGTTTGAATTAAAAAATTAAGCTAATGCTGAAAGCTCTTCAATAGAACTTTGAGAAGCATCAATAACTTCTGAAAGTAAAGAAGCAAACTCAGCATCACCTAGTTTAGCGTACTCGCTACTGTGATAGATACCTTTGTTTGGTCCAGCAAAACTAGAGTGTACAAAGTATCTACGTACAGTCATTGCACCGTCTTGGTTGTTAGTAGCATTTACTGTATGGATGTCTGAAGGATCAACAAAAATGTTGTGAGTTACTGTACCTTCTACTTGGTAGTTTTTGATGTAATTTAAACCACCACAATGCAATCCTGGGCCCATTGGAGGTCCAACTTTATCCCAAGAATCTAACTCATGACGACAACCTACACGAATAAAATGACCTTCAGAATTGTGACCATTACCAATACAAGAAAAAGCATCTCCACTTGTACCCATAATAGCTGGTTCAAACAATCTGTCTTCTGCATAATCTGGAGTGTCGTAAGTAATCAATCCAGTATCAGGATCAACATTCATGTTGTAACGAGCTATTACTTTTACACCACTTTGATCATCTTCTGCTACAAACTTAGTAGTAATCTCTTTAGATACTTTATAGCAAACTAATAAGCCTTCTTGAGTAATAGCTACTTGAGTTGTTGTTGCTTTCTTTTCAGCAATTTCTCTTGAAAAGCCTTCATTGTTTACTAAGTTTTCTACAACATTTTCATCAACGTACAAAGCAGAAATGTAGTTTGCAAAAGCTTCCGCTCTTTCTTCACTATACTCAGGTCTGCCTTTTGCAGGGCGTAAATAACGTCCCCAACATTTAACTAATGGTGTAATGTCAATACCTTTCTCAACTGATGTCAAAAGCTTGTCAACAAATACTTGAGGTAAAGGAGTACTAGAAACTTTAGTTCCTAATTTTAGGTAATACTTACCTGTTTTTGGGCTTACATAGATGAAAGGTGAAGCTGTTTCTACCTGATCTTTGTAAGTCTCTTTTGTGTACGGAGTAAACTTTTCTACAAGAGCTTTCATTTCTTCTTGTGTAGCTACTGTACCTGCTTCTGCAGCAATATCTTTCATGAGATGATAATTCTCTTCATGAAATGTTACGCTGTAAGGTACGCCATTCACTGTACCAGTGATTTGGTCTTCGATACGATTTACTGTAATCATCTTTTTTTGGTTTTTAAAATACTAAGTTAAGTTTTTTGTCTCTAAATACGAAATAATAGAGAAGTGTAAGTCAGTTGGAATTGGACATTCTACTCTACTCTTGTATGGGTTGTAGTTTATAAATGCATCTTCTACTTTAGCGTACCCTGTTAATACAGGAATAAAGTTAAACATGTTTTTAATAGACGCAGACCATTCAATTAAGTTGTCTAAAGATTCTAGTAAAATCAAATCAACTGCATAACCATCTGTAACAGTATCTGAACGCCACATTTCTACTGCTAGTGTAGCAATATCTTCTGGGTTGTTACTACTTTTTACAAAGGTTTGAAATTGTTGAACTTTATCAAGATGATTTATCATTGTCTCGTATGCTTGACTGTTCTCATCTGAGATTTTACCTAGATTTTTTAAGTCTGTAAAATGTTTATTTGTGTACTCGACAATCTTTCTATACTCTTCTTGTTTTTCAGGTACTAAACTAAAGTTGTAAAGAAAAGCTACTTGATTAATCTTTGTAGCTAATTGTCTAGCTGTGTTCCATTGAATTAGAATGTTACTCATTGTAATAGTTCCATTGTTAATTTGTGCAAAAAATTTGTTAATGTGTTTGAAATCTTTAAAGTACTTACTAGAAGATTGTGAAACTTTAATGATACGAATGTCATCATTTTTAAAATAATGAGCGCATCTAAAAGCTTCTGAGCAGCTTAACCCATAAGAACGAAGTAAATCAGAGTCGTTGTACATAAAACCTGAGTTGTACGTTTCATCATTAGCTCTTGGAAACACAACAGACTCTTGTCTTGTGTCTCTAGTAAGCAAAGCAGTAAACTCTAAAGTTTTAATGTCAGCATCATTACCGTAATAAATTTCTCCTACATCCCAGTTGTTAATTTCTGCAATTGGTACTTCTAGTTTTTGCCATTCGTAAAGTCTTCCATCGTAAGCATTATTGTTATCATTAACTCTATTAGCAGCATAGCTTGCGTTAATCCCACTAAGTACTGATTTAGATCTTGGAGTGTTTACAATTAGTTTACCTTCAAGTTTTCTACGTTCTTCTTTAGATAAATTAGCTGCTTTTAATTCTTCATCAGATAAACTTTCTGTTTCTTGCTCTTCCTCATCATCTGTGTCTGTACCTTTAAAGTTTTCTGGAACTTCAATGTCTTCATAAATTAAAGGAATGCTAGACTTTAACAACTCTGCCCAGATTAACTCTGTAACATGTACTCTAGAATTAAATACGTCATTATCTAGTTGGTGTATTTTAGTACCTACTAAAAACTCAAAGTCATTCTTACTTGTGTCTTTTATACCATTTTCTAAACCAAACCAAAAAGGTCTGTCAATTACAAGTAATTTGTCGTATATAGACAACAAATACTTGTCCTTACGATTAGATGTTGAAGAAGATTTTAACACTATAGTAGTTTGTGAGAAATCCCACATAGACTTAGCTTCTATACGACTTATCTTTGTTTTTACTTTATTCCTTTGTCTAGTTATTTCAAAGTGTACTTTTCGTACTCTAAGAAAGTCTAACAAGTAAGGAGTTAATCTAATCTCAGTCTCTCTAAACAAAGGACTAACCTGACTAATATCAATGATTTGAGACAATCGTCCAAGTACTGAATTACGGTCTAAAGAAGAGTTAAGAGAAGCGCATTTTCTAATCCAGTTAACAATGTCAGTTTCACTACTAAGTTCTTTCTGTACTAATACAGTAGCAGATGCTTGAGTATCTCTAAATCTGTTAAGAATCATTGTCTTGGTCTTCTCTGACCAAACAAGAGATTCTCTAGAAGGAGTTACTTCTACGTCTTCAGGCTGTACTTTAATACCAATGTTACCGTTCTTGTTTTCTAATTCTAACTCAGAGAAATTAATGAAACCATAGTTAACTCTGTTGATTAGAATATGCGGTTTATCATAGTACCTGTTATCTGACAACAAAATGAAGTCATCCTCAAAAAGTATATTAGATTTTACAGGTATTTGAGTACTTGAAGAAGGGCTTACTACAGTAAACACAATATTGTCAAAGTATGTTAGTTGGCTTTTTACTGCATCCTCATACTCTGATCTATGATGTTTTTTAGCATCAATTATAATAGTTACACCATTAAACTCTGTTGTAGTTTCAGCATACAAAGAAATGCCTCCCATTTTAAACTCAGTGTTCTCTGTACTAGTTGTTAAGTTCATCTTTGGGATGATACTTTCTACCTTACCATTGTACACCATAAATCTGAATAAAAAGCCATTGTATCTACTTTCTACTGTGTAGTGAGAGTTAATTGATAATGGAGCTTTATTACCTAAGCCAAACTTACCTAAAGGTAATTTGCTTAAACGTTTGGTAGAATAGCCTAGATTAAAGTACTTCTCTAATCTATACTGACCTAAGCCTACACCGTTGTCTTTGATCGTCACAAAATCTTTTTCTAAATCAGAATTAGAATGGTACGTAATGTACACATTTGGATCTGTAGAAAACCATTTTAAATCATAATAACTAGGGTCAAACTTACTGTCTTTGTACATGTCACCTTCTAAGTCAACAAAGTAGTCTTCTACTTTTGCTTTTCCAGTAAGGATTTCACGAGCTACTTCTCTTTCTTTTATAGAGTCAATACCATTAGATGTTATCTCTCTAATAGAAGATCTAATTGGAAATTGGTATTGGTAGCGTTGTAAGATTTCCATCATTAAGGACATTGCACCCTCATCGATTTGTTTCTTAAACCCACCTTCAATCTCAGTTTGAGACTGTTGTAATATAGCCATTAGTTTAAAAGTTTAGTTTTTATAAAAAAGTCATCCTTAGTGACTGTATGTCTTTTTCCATCTCTAAAGATGAGGACTACTTGTAAAGTAGCCTTAGAAGTATCTAAAGCTAGTCTATCAAGTATACCTGTTTTCTCTTGGTCTCCATACTTAGGAGTACTAAAAGAGAGAGAGACTACTTTACCGTTGTAAAGTTTCTCTAATGTTTGCTCAGTTTCTGAGACTTTTTCCCAATCTAAAGTCATAGTAAATCAAGTATTAATTCTTTTGTCTTTTCAGGGCCAAAGATTGCACAATAATCTGTTGGATCTTTTACACCTGTAAGTAACGGTATTTGAATATGCTCAAAAGGATACAAATGCTCACTAGTTTTACCATCATTGTCAAATAATGTAACTACACGTTTGTACCTCTTCTTTACGTACTCTAGTAACTGTGGATTTGGTATATGATTTTCACCCCTTGGTGCAATACTTTCAAACCCTAAACTTCTCAAATGGATGACATCTTTCATAGCTTTTGTAATAATCAGTAAGTCATAACTTTCTAATTGTTGAAAACCAGGTATACAAGAGTCTGTCCAGTTGTTTGTAAAGTATTTAGGAGATGGACAGTATAGTTGGTACTTGTCGTAAATTCTGTAAGCATACATTTTTCTTGGAAAGTATGGGTCTACTTGGTCGTCATAAAGATAATAGTAATCTACAGCAGTTGTATTGTACTTTGCTAATAAATCAGCATTGACATTATACTGTTGCCAGTAGTCTAAATCTTCTTTAGACCAGTTTTTACTTTTAACTCTAATATTAGCAACTGGTTTTATTTTTGGTACTTTTTGAATGTGCTTAGCTAGTTCAAAGTTTCCTTCTACTAGTTGAAAGTCACAAGCAACTTTAACCATTGCTTCAAGTCTAGTTTCTAACCCATATAAGTTTTTTATCAAGTCAAATATATCTCCATGATTTGGAGCAGGAAGTGCATTGTCTTTCCACAAATATTCGTGTGGAAGATTCCCTCCATAGCTTCTTACAAACATTCCAAATGAAGGTCTTAAGTCACCTTCTCTTAAAGGAGAAGAGTACTTAGCTTTCACTACGGGTTCAAACCCTAAGTAAAAAGAATAGAGCGAGTACTCATCGACTCGCCCTAAAACTTCTACTTCTGTTAAATCGGCTAAATCCATTTAGAAGTATTTCTTTTTGTATTAAACAATTGGTGGTGGAGTTGTTGGCGTAGTGTCAACATTAATCCCAACCTGAGGCGCACTGCCCATTGCTGTAGTGTTCAAGTTTAATGCCGCAGACAAGTCAACTTGTGGAGCATTACTGTCTCCAAACAAAGAAGCAATTTCAGGTGTTGTTTGTGAAATAGAATCTGTTCCTCCTACTTCTGCATCACTGTCTAATCCGTTTGTGATCTCATACTTAGTGAATGCCAATTTACTAGCAGCTTTAGGTACTACCATCATCTCTACAAAAGGATACTCATTAATGAACTTATCTCTAAACGCAGGGAAAGCTTTTGCTTTACTTTGTCTTTTCAATAGTACACGTAATGGGAATTCCGCTTTGTTAAAGAATGGCGTTACCATTTCTATAAATTGTCTACCTAAGTTAAGTGTGATGTTAACTAACACTTGCTCGTCTAAAAGACAAGTCATGTTGTTTCTATCTAACGGTGGCATTCCTTTGAATCTATCAAATTTAACCTCACCAACAGTTAAGTACATTTTAGCCCACATAGCAAACATATTTTGCATTTCTTGTGTGGCTTTAAATGATTCCTCAACTCTTTGGCTTATTGTTTTAGGTGTGCCATTTGCACCTTTTTCGTCAGGTACTTTTAAAGGCCACACTTTAATTGTACGTCCGTTACTAGATGAAGTAATAATCATTCCGTTTGCGTCGCACTTCTCATCAAGAAAAGCTAATTCGTCATTTCCACCTTCAGAAACTCCCTCAGCTAGAGTGAAGTCTATAGTGTACTTTCCGTCCTTTTCTACGATTTCAGTTTTACGAAGGATAACACCTTCATTAATTCCTATTTTGATCATATTTTAAATTTTAAACCCAAAGATAAGCTATCCTCTCAGGAGATAAAAATCAGACTGGCTAAATTTTAGTTAGCACTTGTGTTGTCTTCGTTTGCAGCTAAGATAGCTGCACCTTCTTCAGAAATTGTAGCATCTACTGTTGGAACATCAGCCAACGTTGTATCTACTGTAGTTTCTGCTTGTTTAGTACTTGCTGAAACTGGTACAAGAGGGAACAATGATACACTCTCACGACGTACATATTCTAACTTACCTTTATCTTCTCCACGTACAATACGTTTAGGGAACATAAAGATTTTGTTAGATACTACTTGGTGTAATGGATACGCTTCTACAAATTCCAAATCAATAAATCCTTCTTCGTTTGGTACTGCATTGTATACAGACGCAATTAAAGGAAGTAAAGATTCTTTACCAAAAGTTGCAGCACCTTGTTCAAGTACTGATAATTTTGGACTACCATCTTCTTCTGTAGTACAAGTAGCAAATAAGTCTACTTTACCAGATCTTTTTGGAGAAATAGCAGCTAAGATTAAATCTGGATTGCTACCCCAGTTTTGTTTCTGAGTCCAATCAGCACTGTTCATAATGTCGATACCGTTTGAAGTATCACCAGGGTATGAAAGTACTTTACGTTTTAATGGCTGTCCAGCATCATCAGTTTGTAATACACCATTTTTAACTACGTCTTCTTGTGTAACTGTAGCTTTTACAAATTCTAAGTTATACTTTGAAACTAAAGCTACAGAAGGGTAAATACTACCATCTTTCCACACTCTAATACCCATGAACGAAGGTTCTGGATTTCTCTGTTTTTTCTCAACTGATTTAGTTGCTTTTGCTGCGATTTCTGTCGCTCCGATGTTCGTTAAAAACTCTAACATGTTTCTACTGTGTTTTAAAAATTTAATTAATTTCCGTAATATTCTCTAGCTTTTTGGAATACTACCGCAAGATCATTAGGGATATACAAATCCTCAAACATCTCTTGTGGGCTTTTTGCTGGAATAGTGATACCATTTATCAATGTTCGATTGGTTACGAAATTGTAAGTAGGTCTACTTTCCTTGTCAAAAGACACTGATGTGTAAAGAGCAATTGACACTACAGATTGGGGGCTGTATTGGTCATCTACCATTTTACCAACGGTCTTTATCTTTTTTGCAATCACGACGCTATTAGAAACTTCATTTTCCTCATGCATCATAATTGCGATGTTTATGTCGTTTCTCATTACTTTCGCTTTTGCCAAGATTGACTGAAATGCTTTAGCAATTTGAGTAAACTTACCATAACCAGTTTCTTGTACTTTCTCAAAGTACATGTCCGTCATTACAAAATTTGCGTCATCTATGATCACATTTTTGATATGCGGCGCTTTCTCTATTTGATCAAGTACACCAAGAATAGTTCCGGAGATTGCACTCTCGTATTTGTTCTTGTTGTCTAAAGAATAAGCAGCACTAGATCCTTTGAAAGGAAGTGGCTTACCCGCACAATTGATAATGTACGTTTCTTTTGGGTTTAAATTTCTTAAAGAAGTACTTTTACCAGTACCGCTTTCACCTACGATCATAACTACGTTAGCCATTTGTTTTATATTGTTTTAATTGTTCATAAATTACAGATAACCTGGCGGCTTCTGCATACCACGGGTACTCACTACCTACTTCTGTTGGAAAGTCGTAAAACACATTGCCAATTGGATTCATAAACAGAGGAAAGTCTAGACCCACTGCACCGTCTCTGTTTTTAATTAAGTAATTAAGAAGAAAGAAATCTCCTAAACCACCGTTTAAAACAGAACTAGTGTTAATCATTCTGTACTCTGATACATCAAATTGAAAAGGTTTTACTAAGCCAAATACCAAATCAGCATCTCTGAAAGTATACTTACTGTCGCCAAAATCTAGTCTTGTAGGAGTAATTAAACCTTCTGCGTCTTTACTACCTCTACGAGCTACAGACTCACGTTTAGTACTTAACAAATCAGTACTGAACTGTTGTATGAATACTGGAGAAGTCTCAAACAGATTTCTAAGTACAACAGCTTCTTTACTCATTCTGTCTATTGTACCTTTTAGTGTAAGATTAGATTCCTCGTCAAGCAACGAAAGATGGTCTATTACTAAAAGAGTAATAGGAACTTCCATTGTAGGCGTAAATCCAATTACTTTGCCTTTTCTGTTTTTCTTTTTGTCAGCTTCCGTAACAGCAGCCCTTTCTATAGTACCATAAGCACTGTAGAAATCTACCATTGTGTTAAAAATAGCAGTTGGATGAGTACTTTTATCAATAATAGCAATATCTGCTAGCATTAAGTACACAAAGTCATAACCTTCTTTTACCAATTCTAATTGCTCTGGAGTCATCTTAAGACTAGGTATTTTACCTAGCATTAAATCCATTGGAAGTTCTACATTGTGTTTAATCTTAATGTAAAACGAAACCCATTTAGCAATTTTCTTAGTTCTTGAAACCTCTAGAGAATAATAGAAAACTTTAAAAGGTCTGTTTTCTTGCTTAGCTCTAAGCCATCCGCACAGTACGAAATAGAAGTCAGTAAAAGTTGTTTTACCAATGTTAGAATCTGCACCCACTAAATAATAAGTGGCTTTTTGAATACCGTTAGTAACTGCATCAACCTCAGGCAATCCTGTAAGAAGGCCAGAATTAACACCCAGTAGACCCTGGTGGACTTGGGATATGAAGTGGTTCTTTGGTAGTGTTTGCCATGTGTCCCAATTCAGGGAGGGCTGAGAGTTTAATTCTACCAAAGGAATTGCGTGATTTCTTGACATTATTTGTTTCGTTGTTTAAGTGTTGCTTAATATTACCTTTTGAATGTTCCAAAAGTAATCTGTCGTAGTCAGTACGCCATTCTCCACTGCTCATGTAGTTGCCAATAGCTTTCTTCATTCTGACTGTGTTCTTGTAATACAAAGTTACAGTTAATTTTAAAATGTCGTATTGGTAACCTTCAGAAATTGCTTTTTTAAACGCTTTCATACCTTCTTCCGAGTACTTGTTAATTGAGTAAGGATCTCCTGATGGGCCAAAGCATCTATCAGGGATATTACATTCAACAATAAAGTTCTGATACCCTCTAGTCCAGTCACCTGCAGTACTTGTTTTTGATAAAACTACTGAAGTTGTCGGTGGTGGAGGCGGAGGAGGTACGTCTGTTTTAAAAGGAACTATTGTAGTCACTTGTAATTGTTTGTGAGCTTTGGGTGTAAAGATTGGCTTACCCTTGTGAAAGGTTATAAACTGTTCTTTTACTAACCAGCTCATGATTTCATGAAACTCCATTCTTATGTATTTAAAGGTTGAATAGGAACTATATACTGTTTGATTCTGCTAGTTTCAAAGTCTGCAATAGCAGTGTTAAACCATCTTTCTTCAGCAGTGTTTATAGTTACTATGATAATAATTTGAGCTTTGTGATCCATTTTATTATACCTGATACGAACTACC